GTCATACTTAGGGTTAGTAAAATGACTTTTCATTGATAAGTATGTGCGATAGGTCTCAAAGGGAGTCACTTTTACCATACCCAACTTATATAAGAATATCTTGTACCACTTTTAACAGGTTCAACCATATGTGGATACATAAAATTACTAGGGAATATTAGCAGATCACCTGGCTTCATGTCAATAGTAACACCACCCCATAATTTAAATTCACCTCCTGTATAATCATCATTTAAAAGACCTAAGCAAGTTAATATAGGAATACCTCTTCGCTCACCCTCAAATAATGCCTTAATATGATCACAATGTTGAGCCATTTTTTTATTTTCAGTATACCTATTATACTTGATAGGTGAAAATCCATCCCAAGAACTAAACCAAGGAAAACGAATCTCACTTTGATATTGTGCAATTGCCTTAGATAAACTAGTAATTATAAGTGACGAATTTTTTACCTCTCCATTAACATCAGTGAAAAAATCTAATTCATCTTGTCCCGATGCAGGTGCAATTTGACCTGTAGCATGATTATAAAATTTATGTTGTTCAAACTCTACATCCTTTATCTGAGATATAGTATCTTCACATTCTACTTTATCTAAAATATTATTATATACTCTAGAGTAGAATCTTACATCATATAAATTATTACTCAAATTGCAACTCCTACATTTTCTGGTCTAAATTCAAATGCTGTACTTACATCATAATCATAATAAAAATACTGTCTACCAAATCTTGGTGTATTAGTTTGCCATGTACCTAAAGTATTGACAAAACCACCTTGAGTTGATGTCATAACTGCATCAATAGTATCTTCATCACCTTTCCAATGCCAAGGAACACAACTATCTACAGTAAGTATATGAGAAATCGTTTTAAGTGCAACTTGTCGTATAGCTCCATCATGATAAGCATCCATAGTATTTACTATTTCTTGACCACGATCCTTATAGCATAATTCTAAAATATCTGGTGGATATTTAACACCATTTGTGGCATGTATTATAAGTTCTGGTTCACATTTTTTCAATCTTTGAATTATAGGATCATTTGGAGTATGATCACAATATGATTGATCACCCCACAAATCATTACATATAAGACCCGTACCTTTATATTCTCTATGTACCCCTGTTATTTCAGCATAGGGAAGATTCATTACTTCACATGGTGTCATACCAGGAACTAAATTAGAATCTGCACCACTTGCACTACCAATCAAATAACATTTATTAGTTATATTAAATAATATACCTTCTTTAGAATAATGTCTAATTTGATTTCGGTTAAGATCACCATGCACTTCAGGTTCCTTAAACATTGTACCCAAGTGCAATCCAACACCTAAAGATTTTTGATGATCCTCAACTTCTTTTAATGCTTCTTTTAATTCATCTAAATTTTCTTGCCAAACAGTATTGTATCCAGAAAGAGCAGCTTCTGGTGTTAATATAAAATCAACCTCATTATCCTTTGCCCAATCAAGTGCTTTAAGAATTTCTTTCTTGTTATACTGTATATCATTATTATGTACAGGTATCTGAGCACCTGCTAATCTAACTGTCTTCTTCATTGGTTTCCTCCGCTTCAAATTCAGTAATTGCATCAATAGGCACTTCTGCATTACCTACACGATACCAATGAACCATTTCACCCGACTTCCAACTTTTTCTTTCACCAAGATATTCAAGATCAGGCATATCATAATCTCTTAGAATTGCTTGCAATCTATAATGTAATAGATCTAGTTCTGATGTTTTCATTTTTTTTCAAATACCCCATCTTTATATGGAAATCCATATTTTGCTATTAATATATTAAAAGAAAAACTTATTCTTTCATTATCAGTATCATTCGACTGAGTTCCATGTTTCAATGGTCCTGGCCAAAGCATAAGTAATCCAGTTTCTAAAGGAGCAACTATCTTACTGTTCATATTTCCAAAAATAAAATTTCCAGACATAATACTATGAATATTATCAAATTGTAAGTGACCATCCTCACCATTAGTGTTGAAATAATAAACTCCTGATAGATCTGCATGTCCATGATGATGTTCATGAGCATAGTGTCCTTTCTTAGTTTTAGTAACCCAACAACTTTCTATAACAAAAGGAAACCAATCAAAATTAGTAGCTTTTTTTAGATAATCATTAACAGAGATTGTTATAAATTCTTTAAATTTTTCTAATTGATATTCTTCAATAAGATTTCTTGAAAATGGATCTATATTTAATTCATGAGTATCTCTAGACCAATTTTCTTGTTGGGAAAATTCTAGTTTATCTACAACAGTTTTAAGTTCTTCTTGCAATCCATCAAATTTATCATCATCTACTTTATTACAATAAATTGGGATTGGAAATATTTCAAATAATTCAGACATCTAATTTAAATCCATTACGAGCAAAATTAATATTGAACGATAAACTTAATCGCTCATGATCAGTACTATTAGTTTGAGTTCCATGTTTAATATTACTTGGCCATAATAGTAAGACACCAGTTTCTAGTGGAGCATGTATTTTACCACCCATTGCATTAAAAATAATATTATTACCAAATGCGTCATGGATATAGTCAAACATTAAATTACCATCTTCACCATTAGTGTTTATGTAGTATACACCAGAAACCTCAGAAAATCCATGACTATGTTCATAAGCAAATTTACCTTTCTTTGTTTTAGTAATCCAAGCTGCATCTATAATATAAGGTACTTGATGTTCAGCTTTCACATAAAGCAAATATTCTATTAGAGAGTCATGAATAAATTTTATTGTATTAGTACACTCATGTTCATATAAAAAATTACTATTAAAAGCATTCTCACTCAAATCGTGTGCATTAGGTCCCCATCCTTTTGCCTCTTCAAAATCCAATTTATCAATACTAGCATAAAGTTCTTCTTGAACATTATCAAACTCTTTACCATCTAGTTTGCGTTGATATATTGGTGTAGGCCATAATGGATTAATTGACCCTTTTGGTTCTGTCATTAAATTGGCAATTTCGCTTTAGAGGTTGCTTTCATAAAATTAAGTTGAGTGGCATCCCATTTTAATTTTTCTTTTAAAGGTTTTGAAATTAACTTTGTAATCGATTCTACTTCAAGATTATTAACCTCACAATAATAACATATTGCATCAATGTAGTTAAATTGCTCTTCTGCTACAATCTTTTCAATTTCCATAGCAAACTTTTGAGGAGTCAGAAACTTACTCGCTATCGCTTGTTCTAATTCTTTATTGGGTTCCATAGAGCTCCAGTTTATCGTTAACAAATTTGTTAATGTATTCTCCGAGAAGTTTGATGTACTTCGCTTTGTCTCGTTCTTCATAAATTACACACTCGCCATTTTCACAGGCCATAATGATTACTAGTTTTTTAATTGATATTCCCTTCATCTCATATAACATACATCCATATGCCATACACTGGACAAAATAATGTTCGATCCAGTTCCTTGGTTTAGGTTTCTTTGATGTTTTAAAATCTATTATTGCTAACTCGCCATCATACTCTGCAATACAATCAACGGTTCCAGCAAGACCTAATTCTTTACTATATAGCGGTCCTTCCAGAGCGTATATGTTGTTTATTTTATTTAATTTACCCTTGGCAATCTTAAATAAAAAGTCCGAAATGGGACGCACTTCAGGTAGGTTTTCATTCTTCAGATAATGCTCTGTAAGAGTGTGCATATCGGTTCCACGACCAGTAGCCGCTTTAGTAACACGATCTGCCTCTTCATTACCTACTCGTTTTCTCCACTTAACAAAGATCTCTTTATTAAAGTGACTAGTAACAGAAGTAATAGAGACTAACTTCATTAGTTCTCCTTCTTCATCACCAGGTACGGAATAATAACGAACTCCATCTATGGTTTCCCTATTCAGTTTAGGGAGATCTAAATCAACATGATCAAACATTACATTCCGTTCTCAAGTTTAGCAATAATATATTCTTTGACAAGTCCAGAACGAACGATGTCATCAACACCAAACTCTATTATATCAAAAGAGGGCATTTTACGCAAGATGCTCATGAAGTCCACAATACCATTACGATCATTCGTTTTGGTAAGGTCTGACTGAGTAGCATCACCACAGAACATAATCTTCGAGTTTTCACCGATACGAGTGATAATAGAATCTAATTCGTGGAAATTAAGGTTCTGAAACTCATCTACAATCACAATAGCATTATCTAATGTAGTTCCACGAATAAACGAGGTACTCCAGAATTTAATACTCTCCTGTGCCTTTAGGTTGCCATAGAGCATCTCAAAATCGGCATCAGAAGGCATCTGAAACATATACTTCACCATATTCTTATATGGTATCTGGTAGATGTCTGCCTTATCTTCGTGGTCACCAGGTAAGAACCCAATCTCACGAGTGGATACTAGTGAACGAACTAAGTAAATCCTATCATATGGAGTATTCGTAGAAAGAACATCTTTGATAGCATTATATAAGGTAATGAATGTCTTACCTGTACCAGCAACACCATATGCAATAAGATGCTTCTGTTTTTTATAAGAATCAAACAATTTTTTCTGATTATCTGTTAATGGTTGAATATCAACGAGATAATCAGTATTAATTGGTTTCTTTCTTTTTATTTGTTTGGTCGTCAATCCAACCCCAATAGGTTGTTCGGCC